AATTATACTCAGGACACCTACATGGCCGAAGCCAAGCAGGCTGAGATACAACGTAATCGCATTGACTTATTAAATGCCATCAATCCCTATGTGGGAACTTACTTTAGCCGAGAATTTGTCTATACAGACATCTTGCATCTGACCGAAGAAGACCGTCTAAAGATACAAAAAGAAATACAACAGGATCAACAGTTGCAACAGCAGTTGCAGATGCAACAGCAGGGCATGCAGGGTCCAGGTAGTACACAGGCTGCGGCATTAACCAACAGTCTGGGTGGAAGTGTTGGTAGTGGCGATGACATACAGGGTCCAGCACCATATAATCCCAGCAACCCTCAGGTTGAACACATAGATCGATTAAGATTATTTACTAAACAACATGGAGTTAAATCATGAGCATCACAACTGAACTAGTTGATAACATTCTTCAAGACAACAATGCTGAAGCACAACAAAATTTTTCAGACATCATGGGAGCTAAGATAACTGCAGCTCTGGATGCTCGCAAAGTAGAAGTTGCTCAGTCCCTAGGAGCCAATGATGTTGAAGTTCAAACAGATTAGAGAAGCTGCAAAAATCAATCCCTATGCCATAGGCATGGCCGTAGCTAAGAAAAAAGCTGGACTAGGAACAGCCAAGGCTGAAGATTTGCCCAAGAACATTATTACCAAGGCTCATGAAATTGCCAAAAAGATCAAGGCCAATGAAAATTTTGATCATGTCTTGGACATGAACGAAGAACAATTAGCGGAATTGAGTAAAGCAACTATGCGTAGTTATTTAACCAAAGCACCTAAATCAGCTCGTATCATGGGTCAAATTGCCACTGATTATCAGAACCGAGCCGAGCGTAAACGCAATCCTGGTTTAAAAGGGGCTTTTAACAATCTAAGTCAAAAATACAAAAAGAAGGCCTGGAATCGCGAAGACAACATACAAAAGGCCGTAGATAAAATAGCAGGAGACAAATAATGGCCGTACAATACAACGTAATTAAAAACGATCGCCAACGTGCAGTATTGCATTTTTATGCCAGTGCAGCTGGTGACAGTGCTACAGTTACACTGCTAAGTCTGCGTAGAACAGATGAGATTGCCACCTCAACAACCAGCGAATTAACTGTTAATATTTGTGGTGCATATTCAAACATACCATCCATTTCTGATAGTAGTATTTTAGTGCGTCGTGGCACTTCAAGTGGCACAGTGGTGTTAGAACTCCATGGGTGTAATGAATATCCAGGTAATCAACAATTGCCTACATTGGACTTAAATAATACTAGTAGTATTTTTGTATTGTTTGAATCCTCAGGTATGTTGATGTTAGATCTTAAAAAAGTAAATGGATACGCAGGTCCAAATACTAACGTTGGAGTATAACATGAAGCTAATTACAGAAACCGTACAGGATATACAATACATTAAAGAGGCTCGAGAAGAAGGCGGTAAAGCCTATTATATCGAAGGTCCTTTCTTGCAGACTGAAATTGCCAATCGCAATGGTCGAGTATATCGTAAAGAAACCATGGACAAAGAAGTCCAACGATACATTAAAGAATATGTTAACACGAAACGAGCATTTGGTGAGTTAGGCCATCCAGATGGTCCAAGCATCAATCTGGATCGTGTTAGCCATATGATTGTGAGCCTCAAAGCCGAAGGCAACAATTACATAGGTCGTGCTAAGATCATGACCGAAACACCTATGGGACGCATCGTTAAAAACCTCATTGACGAAGGTGCTCAGCTAGGTGTTAGCTCTCGTGGAATGGGTAGTTTAAAAGTGAATAAAGAAGGCGTAAATGAAGTTCAAGATGACTTTTATCTAGCAACCGCAGCTGACATTGTCGCTGATCCAAGTGCCCCAGACGCGTTTGTACGTGGTATCATGGAAGGCAAAGAATGGATGATGGTTGAAGGTCGATTTGTAGAAAGACAATACGACCAGGTCCGTAGCATAATCCAACAGACCAAAGGCAAAGATCTTGACGCAGCAAAAATTGCGGTATTTGAAAATTACATAAAACAAATATCAAAATAATAGAACTTATAAATAATAGAAACCCCGTTTTAGGAGACCTTTAAAATGTCATTAGAAACAAAAATTCGCGAGCTCATGGAAAGTAAAAAAGCCAAAGCTCAGCAATTAGATGAAGCTCTGGGCCAAGAGGGCACAGTGCAGCAAGGCAGTAGTGAAAAAGCTACTTATACTGAAATTAATCCTCATACAGGTGCTGCTGTAAATCCAGAAGACACCACTGTTAAGAAAGGTGCTCAAGAAGCTCAGGCTAAACAAGGCTCCAGTGAAAACGCATCTTATACAGAACAAGATCCTCATAATGCACAAGCAGTTACAACAGCTCAGACAGTTCAAAAGGGTCAAGGCGCAGGCCAAGCACCTAATTACGAAGCTGGTGTAGATTCTGCCAGTGTGGTAAATCAGGCATCAAGCGCTGGTAATGTTACAAAAGAAGACGTAGATACAGATTCTGAAGACATTATTACCGAAGAAGATATCGATGACACCGCTGAAGAAATTCAGGCTGCTCCTCGTAAAATCGAAATGAATTTAGAAGATTTGCGCAAAGACATTGATAGTGTATTTGCAGCAGATACAAACTTAAGCGAAGAGTTCAAAACTCAAGCTAGTAAAATTTTCGAAGCTGCTGTTATTGCTCGTGTAAATCACGAAGTTGAGCAATTAACTGCGGAATTATCAGAACAAAACGCAGTAGAATTCGAAACCCTCAAAGAAGGTCTTGTAGAAAAGGTTGATTCATATTTAAATTATGTTATAGAACAATGGATGAAAGACAATGAGATTGCCGTGGAACAAGGTTTACGCACAGAAGTTGCGGAAGACTTTATGCTTGGTTTAAAGAATCTTTTCCAAGAACATTACTTTGAAGTACCAGAAGACCGTATCGACGTATTGGAAGATATGTCTGCTAAGGTTGACGCAGCATCAACAAAACTTGACGAAACAATTGCAGCTAATGTGGCTCTTAAAACAGAGTTAGATGGCATTAAACGCGATCGTATCGTTGAAGCTGCTTGCAAAGACCTCACAGCAACAGATGCGGAAAAAATGTCTAAACTATTGGAAGGTGTAGAATTTGACAATGAAACACTTTTTGCAGAAAAAGTAAAAGTTGTTAAAGAAAATTACTTCCCAGGCAATACTCCGGCTAGTCCAGAGAAAATGCTTGAAGAGCAAGTTCAAAACCAAGGCGAAAAAGTAACCGAACAGGTTATTACAGGTAACATGAAAGTGTATGCTGAAGCCCTAGGTAGAACAGCCAAGTTTAATAAATAATTGAATCAACAATTCCTTCAGGAGAAAAACTAAAATGGCAACATTAATGGAAAAATGGGCACCGGTTATTAACCACGATGCTCTACCAGAAATCAAAGACGATTACAAACGTCATGTAACAAGCGTTCTTTTAGAGAACCAAGAAAAAGCTTTAATCGAAGAAAAACAAGCACTTTGGGAAGCAACACCAGTTAACGCTATGGGTGCTGGTTTCTCAGGTCAAGTTAATAGCCCAGCAAACAGCAACTTAGCAGGTTATGATCCAATCTTAATCAGCCTGGTTCGCCGTGCAATGCCAAACTTAATGGCATATGACGTTTGCGGTGTTCAACCAATGACTGGCCCAACAGGTTTGATTTTCGCTATGAAATCAAACTACTCAGTACAAGGCGGTACAGAAGCTTTATTCAACGAAGCTGACACAGACTTCGCTGGTAGTTCTATCACTGCTCACGCTGGTTCAAACCCAGTAGCTAGCCCATACACTACAGGTGTTGGTATTGCTACAGGTGACGCTGAGCAATTAGGCGACACATATGCTTTTGGCGAAATGGCTTTCTCAATCGAGAAAACAACCGTATCTGCTAAGACACGTGGTTTGAAAGCTCAATACACAGTTGAATTAGCACAGGACCTTAAAGCAGTTCATGGTCTTGACGCAGAAGGTGAATTAGCTAACATTCTTAGCCAAGAAATCTTATTCGAAATAAACCGCGAAGTTATCCGTACTATCTACAGTGCAGCACAACCTGGTGCACAAACTGGTGCGACAACAACTTTCGGTACATTCGACCTAGACACAGACGCTAATGGCCGCTGGTCAGTTGAACGCTTCAAAGGCTTACTGTTCCAAATCGAACGTGATTGCAACAGCATTGCTCAAACAACACGTAGAGGTAAAGGTAATGTGTTAATCGTATCAGCAGACGTAGCTTCAGCACTGAGCATGGCTGGTATCTTAGATTACACCCCAGCTTTATCTACATCACTCAACGTTGACGACACAGGCAATACATTTGCTGGTGTATTAAACGGTAAGATCAAAGTTTATGTTGATCCATATTCAGCAAACTTAAATACAGCTAATCAATTCTACGTAGCAGGTTATAAAGGCACAAGCCCTTATGATGCTGGTATGTTCTATTGCCCATACGTACCATTACAAATGGTTCGTGCTGTAGATCCAAGCACTTTCCAACCTAAGATCGGATTCAAAACACGTTACGGTTTAGTAACAAATCCGTTCACAAGCTTAAACGCTGGTGCAAATACATACTACAGACGAGTAAAAGTAACAAACTTAATGTAATAGTATTTGGTTTAGGAAGAAATAAAAGGATAGGGAGTTTTCGGACTCCCTTTTCTTTACTTGATAAATATAGAATATAGGATTAATCTCAACCCTGACACGTTGATACTATAGGTGTGTCAATAGAAAGTCAATAGGAAAATTATGACAGCCACAACAATTAGATATACAGCTACCACCAGCGTACCAGTTGCTCTGGGGGCTGTGCCCACACAGAATTATTTAAAGCCTAATAGTTTTAGATTTCAGATTGCAAAATTACCTAACATCACTTATACTTGTCAGAGTGCCAATCTACCACCCTTGCAAATGGGTTTTGCATTGCAGACCAGTCCGTTTGTTGATATACCACATCCTGGTGATAAAATTAACTTTGGCGATTTTACCATACGATTCTTAATCAACGAAGACATGAGCAACTATAAAGAACTCTATGACTGGATAATCAGCATGGGTGTTCCTAGTCGCGGTGATCAATGGAGTAAAATTGGTAACCGAGCCAGTACATTTGATACTGAAAAATATCAAAGTAACTTTAGCGATGCCAGTTTGATCATATTAAACAGCAACAACAATCCTGTGGTTAGATTAAACTTTCAGGATTTATTTCCGGTCAGCATCGAAGGTTTAGACTTTGATTTAACCACAGCTGGCATGGAATACTTCATAGGCATAGCCGCTTTCAAATATAGATTATTTACCATAGAACAGTATTGACACAAAGGTTAGTTTATTATATAATGGCAGTATCTGAATCGTGGAGTAATTATGAAACTTGCTGAAATACAGGAAATGTGGGTAACCGATAGTCGCATAGACGAAACCAATCTAGGATCCGAAAGCGCTAAAATTCCCAAGCTGCACGCCAAATATCTCAATCTATTAGTCAATAGTAAGCTCAGTGCTCGCAAAGCCGAATCAGAATATCTGCGCATGCGTCGTCTTAAATGGCGTTATTATCGTGGCGAAATGACTCAGTTAGAACTGGACGAACTAAACTGGCCTCAATGGCAGGGAGTTAAGCCCCTGAAGAATGAAATGGATGAATTTATAGCAACTGATACGGATCTTATTACCTTGCAGGATCGCATGGAATATCACAGAACCGTATTGGCCATGCTGGAAAATATTTTAAAAAGCATACACAGTCGCACCTGGGATATTAAAAATGGTATTGAATGGACTAAATTTACCAACGGAATGATCTAATGGCTGATAGATTATCAAAATTTAGAACTAGACTTGAAAAGATAGGTATAGATGTAACCTTTGCGGCCAATTATCCTTGGATTTATTTTGATACTATTAACGGAAAAGAAGTGACAGGAACATTCCATGCCAATCATGGTTGGACTGCTTTC